ATAATAGTAACTTATATTTTGCGAATAACGTCTTAACTCACAATAAGTAATAAAGGGACATATTAGAACAAAGTAAACTATTTATATAAGTAAAATTATATTTAAATTTAGAATATGGAAAATAATAAAAATAACGATTTAACGGTTTGGCAGAGGCTTTCACAAGCATTCGGGCCAAACTCGTTATTAAATCAAGACTACCCAACATATAAGTTAGACAAGAAGGAATTATTAAAAACTACTTCTCAAGCAGAATACGAAAGAGAGAAATTACAAGCTCAACAAACTTTCTATTTAGCAAATCAATGGACAAAGATTGAAAGTAATCTTTATACCCAAGCCGTATATTATGAACCAACAAGGTTGGCGTCATTCTACGATTACGAATCAATGGAATACACACCTGAGATATCGGCAGCATTAGATATCTATGCTGAAGAATCAACAACAGTTGATGAAAATGGTTATATCTTACAAATTTATTCGGAATCAAAAAGAATAAAATCTATACTAGCCGATTTATTTAATAACGTGTTAGATGTTGACACCAATTTACCAATGTGGACAAGAAATGCTTGTAAATATGGTGATAACTTTGTGTATTTAAAATTAGATTCCGATAAAGGAATTGTTGGTTGTATGCAATTACCAAACATTGAAATAGAACGTTTGGAAAGAGGTATGGCCGCAAAATCAGCAAATGTTGAAGAACCGGCAGAAAACAAAGGGTTAAGATTCCATTGGAAAGCAAAAAATATGGAGTTCAACTCTTGGGAGATGGCTCACTTTAGATTATTAGGTGATGATAGAAAACTTCCTTACGGTACTTCTATGTTAGAAAAGGCAAGACGTATTTGGAAACAATTATTATTATCTGAAGATGCGATGTTAATTTATAGAACAGCAAGAGCACCTGAAAGACGTGTGTTTAAAGTGTTTGTTGGAAATATGGATGACAAAGATGTTGAAGCTTACGTACAACGTGTTGCAAACAAATTTAAAAGAGAACAAGTTGTTGATGGTAAAACCGGAAACGTAGATATGAGATTCAACCAAATGGCTGTTGACCAAGATTACTTTATTCCTGTTCGTGATGCCGCACAAGCATCTCCAATAGAGACATTACCTGGAGCAACAAACTTATCTGAAATAGCCGACATCGAATATATCCAAAAGAAATTATTAACAGCACTTAGAGTACCAAAAGCATTCTTAGGTTTTGAAGACGCTGTTGGTGGAGGAAAAGATTTATCTTTAATGGATATTCGTTTTGCAAGAACAATCAATAAGATTCAAAAATCTATGGTTGCAGAATTAAATAAAATTGCAATTATACATTTATTTCTATTAGGGTTTGAGGATGAATTATCAAACTTTTCATTATCATTAACTAACCCATCTTCACAAGCTGACTTATTAAAAGTTGACCTTTGGAAAGAAAAAATCGCATTGTACCAACAAGCCGTAGCGGCAATCGCAGGTATTGCACCGGTATCAGTATCGTGGGCTAAGAAACATATATTAGGATTCTCTGATGAGGAAATCAAACTTGATTTACAACAACAAAGAATTGAGATGGCAGTCGGCGCTGAGTTAACAAACACAGCAACAATGATTACACATACAGGTTTATTTGATACTATTGATAAATTATACGGAAATAAAGTTTCCGGAGCAACAGCAGGTGGAGCAGCACCATCATCACCACCCCCACCAGGAGGTGGAGGAGGATTCGGCGGTGGCGGAGACATAGGCGGAGGAATGGAAGATTTAGGAGCACCTGAACCGGGTGGAGCCCCTGAAGGAGGAGCCCCTGAAGCAGGAGCCCCTGAGGCGGCAGCACCACCGGAAGCTGAACTAACACCGGAATCATTTAAAAGAGATAATTTAAAAATATTAGTGGAACAAGGTTCCTTAACTGAAGACGATTCTTATATTGATTTATCTAAAGGAAAAAATTCTTTAGGAGATATTGAAGACCAATTAAGTAAACTTCTAAAAGACTAGATATTTATAATAAAAATTAGATATGAAAAATTTTGGTTTATTAAAAACAAAGATAGAAAATGTATTGTTAGAATCATATGCTAACGACACATTCAAAAACGAATTAAAAACATTTAAGAAACTTGTTATTGAAAATAAAAACATTAGCAAATTGTTTTATTTATACGATGAACTAAGTTCACCAAAATCTTTAAGTGAATCTTACTGTAATGATTACATCAATGAGTGTATTAAAATTTACGAGAATACCGTAAACAAAATAAAACAATCTGATATTAATAAAATCGTTGCTTGGGTTGGAAATAAAAATGTGGAAAGTAGTTATACAGATATTGACACATTATTCTCTAGTGATGTTTTAACTATTGAATCAAAAATCAAAAGTAGAAAAGTAATTGCCGAATCTCTTAAAAAATTACCAATAACAAAAACTGAAGGTATCGACCTACCATTATCAACAATGGTGAGCGTTGCAAACAAAACTATCAAAAATTATATTGACGGTTTAAATGAATCTGACAAAAAAGAATTAATGAATTTATTGTCTGAGGATGACTCAACATTAAATGAAAAATATATCACACTTAAAGAAGGTGTGGTTGAAAAACTAACAGAAATGAAAAATGCTAGCACTGATAATTCAATGCAAACAAGAATTGATGAAACAATATCAAAAGTAATTTCTGAAAAATACGACAAACTTACGTATTTCAAACTTAAGAATCTTAAAGAGAATCTTTAATCATTATCGGAATTGAACTTTTTTTGGACATACTTAGCCTTAGAAAGTTCAGCTCTTTTAATAACAGATTTCTTAACAAATTCCTTTCTTTTAAAAAGTTCCCCACTTTGACGTGTCTTAATTACTTTACTCTTATAAAGTTTTAAGGCCTTTTCAATCGTAATGTTGTTATTTAGTTTAACTATTATCATATATTACATATATCACAAATATACGAAAAATTTTGACTATTGACCTAAAAACCCCTATTTTTATGGAAACAATAAACAGAATAATATGAAAATTAATGAAAAAGGGGAAAACCTCTCAGCTATCCGGTTTTAAAACCGCTAAAGTTATCTACGGAACAGTCGATTCCATAAACCTCAAATCTCTATACTTAAACATCCAAACGTGGGTGGAACCAATAGAAGAATCCGAAAATTGGACAAGAGTCGTCCTAAACCTAAGTCGAGGTGTCAAACATTCAATTTACAAAACAATTGATAAAAAAATCTTCACAGATAAATTTATTGTCGATTTAGATTTACGTTCAAGTGGTCTTAATATAGGAAAAAAATCCTTTATGAATCTTGAAATAAATTTCTACCTACAAGAAGAAGGTTTAGATATCAAAGGTACTGAAATAAAAAACACACTCCAAGAAATTACAAAACAAATCTTTAAAACAAATTTTTTAAAAAATGAATATTTCAATTTTTATTTAACTAAAAAGAGCAAAATAGAAGAAGAATCGTTACAAACCGAGAATGTTTAATATTTATAAATAAAACATTCAAAATGAAATTAAGAATATTACAACCAAGCGAATCAGGAAAAGGTATATTAGTTGAGTACGATGCGGGATATATTAATCCAAATGACAATCGTAATGAAAGCTTAATTAGAGAATCTAGCGATATGTTAGACCACTCTAAACCATTTGAATTTTACGCAGTATTACAAAAATATAATACCCCAAATAGAAATGGTAGAACATACCCTGAACGTATATTAAAAAGAGAGGCCGAGAATTATAAAAAAATGATTAAAAAGGGTACCGCCCTATCCGAGTTAAATCACCCGGAATCATCTCTAATCGATTTAGATAGAGTGTCTCACGCAATCACCGAAGTATGGTGGGAAGGTAATGTACTAATGGGTAAGATAAAACTTCTTACTTCACCAGGTTACCACGAAAGAGGTATCGTATCAACCAAAGGAGACTTAGCCGCTAACTACCTTAGACAAGGTGTTACATTGGGGATATCCTCAAGAGGTGTAGGGTCCCTTAAAAAAATTGGGGAACAAAATGAAGTACAGGATGATTTTGAATTAATCTGTTTCGACTTAGTATCTTCACCTTCAACTCCGGGAGCGTATCTATTCTTAAATAAAGACGACAAACATCTATATGATGAGAACTTAGAAGAAGAGAAAAAAATGAGTGTTGAAAGACACGTTGGAGATTCCGGAAATAAATCGCTTGACTTAATGAAAAAATTAAACGATTATTTGGGATACTAAATTAATAACAAAAAATGGAAGAAAAGTATTTTATCGCAAAAGTTACCTTAGACTCAGTTGATGAGGCATCAGGAAAGATTAAAAAAATGAGAGAAGAAAAATTAGTAAGTGGTTATAACCCTACTGACGTAGAGGCAAAAGTTACTAAAGTTTTCGAACATTACACAATGGAGTGGAGAATCACTGCAATTGTAGAAAGTAAAATTGACGAAGTAATCGAGTAATTAAATTTTCAATTATCAAACAAAAGAGGACATATAGTCCTCTTTTTTTATGCTTTTTATTTTTAGGTGATATTTATGAATGTATAAAAAACCTGATGTGATTTAAGTTTAATTTAAACTTTTTTCGTATTAGGAGATATTTATATATTAAAAACAATATAAAACCAATGGCAAAAGAAAAATCTTTAGTTGAAGAGGCTATCATCCAAATGAAAAATTTGGAAGAAGCGGTAGCTGAAAATGCAAAAGGAATACTTGCTTCTACAATGAAACAAGAAATCAAAGACCTAGTAAAAGAATCTTTATCTGAACAAGATGATGAGATTGAAACCGATGACGTTGAAATGGAAGACCCTATGGGTTCTGATGATATTGCCGATATTGATATGGGTGATGATTCAGACGAAGAAGAGGATGAAATGGATACTGATGATATGGACGACACAGAAGAAGATGGTGACGACGAAGAAATTGATATGGACTTCGATGACGAAGAAGATATGGACGACGAAGAAGACACTATTGACTTAACTGACGCTGACGACGAAGAAGTACTAAGAGTATTTCAACTTATGGGACCGGATGATAACATTGTTGTTACTAAAGACGACAAAGGAAACACTCACCTTAAAGATGAAGAAACTGGAAAAGAGTATATGATTGTTGGTGAACAAGAAGAAGGCGATGACTTTGGAATGGTTGATATGGAAGAGTCTTGGAACGAACTTGAAGAAGACGATAATTTAATGGGTGAAGAATCTATTGAAGAAATTGTTGAAAGAATGTTCGGTTCAGATGACGAATCTGACGAATTAGATGAAATCGTTTATGAAATCGAAATGGGTGAAGAAGAGTACGAAGGGTATGACTTAGAAGAGGGTGAAGACTTAGAAGAGGATGAAGACCCTACAGTTATGGAATCTAAAAAAATGTCTATCAAACCTAAAGGAGTTGGAATGGGAAG